CTTTGCCGATGCACCGACGCTCAAGAAAGTCATGCCGGATCTGTAACCAGGCCGCACCTTCGGGCACGGCCAGCACCACCCGCGCACGCCCCTGCGCACGCGGCATTTCTCTGGAGGTTCTATGACGACTGCGATCGACACAGAGCCAGAAGTCACGACCCTCGCGCCCGACGATGACGGGTCCACCGATCAAGACCTCGTAGCAGGCTACGCAGGCCAACCGGCCCCTGTCACCACGCCGACTCCCGACGCTACCACCACGACGGAGACCGCTGCCACCGATCTTACCGAGACCGAACCCGTGGTGGAGGACGAACCGAAGTACGTCCAGATCACCGAAGCCCAACTGACGGAGCTGCAGAACGCTTCGAAGGAAGTGGGCGCACTGAAGGACGCCTTACATCGGAACGTCAGTGGCATGGGCAGCAAGATGGGCACCTTTGAGGCCGCGCTCAAAACCATCCAAGAGAAGACGCCTGCCGGGTCCAAGTTGGTGGTCACCAAAGAGCACTTCAAGGAATTGGGGGAATAGTTCCCCGATTTCCTCGACATGACCGTGACCGGGCTCAATCGCGCACTGGACGGGGTGCAGGGTACCGCGCCCATCGATGTCGACGCCAAGATGAGTGAGCGATTCAAAGCCGAGATGCCGGCGATCATCAGCACCGTAAAGCAAGAGACCACCGTCGCCGTGATGGATGAACTAGTCCCTGGCTGGCTGGAGACGGTCAACAGTCCCGCCTATCGAGACTGGCTCAAGTCCCAGCCGCAAGAGTACGCCAACAAGATCGACAACTCCTGGAAAGTGTCCGACGTGAAGGGATCGATCGACAAGTTCAACACCTTCACAGCCACGAAATCGAAACCACCGGTCACGCCAACCACTCCGACTCGCCCCTCGCGTGCGGCAGCCGCCGTCACCCCGAGAAGTGCGGGATCGAGAGGAGGGGCCAGCGTGTCCACCGAAGAAAGCGAAATGCTCGACGCCTACAAAGGCCGCTGATTAAGGAAGGAGACGCCCCATGGTCCAGACGTATGCCATGACCCCGCAGCGGATCGGCCGCATGAAGGGTGCGATTCTGAAGCACGCCGAGCCAGGCGAAATGCTCGCCAAGCAGGGTAAGCAAGTCAAGTTCAACAAGAATCAGTCGGATACCTATGTCGCACGTCGGTATCTGCCCTACGGGTCCACCTCGGCATCCGCCACGTCGCAAAACACGTTCTTCCAGAACGCGGACGGCGACCGTGGCAACCTCATTGCCCAGGCGCATCAGACGCAAGAAGGCGTCACGCCCCTCCCCGATTCCATCGCGGCGATCGACATCACGGTGGTCATGCAGCAGTACGCCTGCTTGTACGGCTTCACCGACAAGACGTTCGACTTCTATGAGGACGACATCCCCGAGCAGATGACGAAGCAGATTGGTGAGCGGGTGACCTTCGTCACGGAGATGATCCTCTACGGCATCCTCCGGTCGTGCACCAACGCCTACTACGGCGGAACCGGCACCACCATCGCCACCGTTAATGGAGCCTGCACCGTGGGTCAGGTGCGCCGGATCGTGGAGAACCTGCGGGCGAACCACGCGAAGACGGTCACCTCGATGCTCTCCGCCTCGGCCTTGTATGGCACGGAACCGGTGGCCGCGGGCTATCTGGTGTTCTGTCACACGAATCTGGCCTCGGACATTCGCAACATGGCTGGTTACACGCCGATCGAGAAGTACGCCTCGATGAAGCCCTTACCGGGAGAGCTCGGCAAGGTGGAAGAGTTCCGCTTCATCGGCCATCCGGATCTGCCGTCCTTGCAGAATGCCGGAGCCGCAGTGGGTGCGACGGATTGCCGGTCCACAACCGGGACCTTGATCGATGTGTACCCGATGATCGTGGTGGCGGAAGATGCCTGGAGTCAGGTCTCCGTCCGTGGAAAAGATTCCCTGAAGCCCAGCTACCTGCCGACTGGGGTGGCGTCGAAGTCAGATGTCTTCGGTCAACGCGGCTACGCCGGCACCATTTGGTACAAGGCGGGCATGATCGAAAACCACGGCTGGATGGCGGTGCTCTACGTCGGGAGCCGCAACCTCCCGCTGTAATAAAAGAATGACTGATGGACTCAGGGGCCTCGGCTCCTGAGTCCTTTGCAAAGAGAGGACGACGCCATGCTCGAACGAATTGGTCGATGGATTCAAACCTTGCCTGATCTCACGGCACAGCGAGCACTCAGAAACGTCATTGAACCCGTGGCAGATCGGCTGTCCTGCCAATCGCGGATCACCGCGGGTCTGGTGATTAAAGCTGGCGCGAGTGCGCTGGTCAAGACGGGCGCCGCCGCCTGGTACGGGACAGTGCAAGGAAAACTGGTCACGATCGCTGCCGCGACGGACATGCCGGCTCTCGTCGGCACGGTCACCGCGGACCTCTTCAATGTCTTTTGTTTTTTTGTCGACATTGGCGGCACGGTCACCGTGGCCATGGGGACGGAAGCGACGACGTTGGTCGGAGTGACGTTCCCTCAGATTCCCGTCGGAAAAACGATGATTGGATTCATTATCGTCAATCCGACAGGCACAGGCAATTTCGTAGGCGGCACGACCGCCCTAGACGACGCGACGGTGGTGCCGACCGTGGTCTACATGGACGCGATTGGGGCCTTTGATCCGTCCGTCTTACTGTAACGCACTCGACATAATTCGAAGGAGAAGGAGACACGATTATGCCTGATTCTTTTGGAAGTACCCCCCTGACGATGTGCATGTCCAAGGTGACGCTGGCGGCTGGGTCCACCACGACCATCAGCAATACCGGCACCACGACCTTCATGATTAAGGGCTCGATGTATACCAAGACCGCCATGACCAACGTCGCCACGCCGACCACCGACATTGTGACTGGCGCAGCGTTCCGTCCGATCGTGGCCAATCAAGGCACCGTGATTCAGGTTGGACTGGATTCTGGCGGGAACCTCCGTGCGGCGCAAGGGACGATCGAATCTCTCGACGTCAACGGGGCCTTCGTGCGGGCTCCGCAGTTTCCTGGTCTGCCGGATACGGTGGCGACGATCGGGTACATCATCCTGAAGGGTGGCGCGACTCTCGTCGCAACCTGGACGTTCGGCACAAACAATTTGTCGAGTGTCACAGGAATGACTTATACGTTCCACGACGCCGGGATGACGCCGGATCGTCCAGCGGTTGCCTAAGTTCCGTTTGTCCATGGGGGGCCTGGCTTGGTCCAGGCCCTCAACACCCTTACCTGGAGGTCTGTGCGATGGAACCTCACTCGTCAACGGCCACGCTAGAAGGGCCCACCGGCATCTCGCCCAAAAAGACGGTGCCGAAGTCGAAGGCCTCAAAGCTCAAGGTCAATCTCAAGGCGAAGGCTCGCACGACCGAAATGCACACCAGCGAGCATACGATTGAACAGCCGGCTCCGCTCTTCATGCCGGGATTCAATCAGCCGTTGCCCGAGAAGCCGTCGAGCATTCAAGCGGTCGATTCGCCTCTCACGAAGGAGTATCAGTCCGCACTCGCCTTCGCCGAGGAACCCGTCACCGTCATCATCACCCCGTCGCAAGATCCGAACGCCGCGACGTTTCGGGAGTGCTGGGTGAATGGACGCGGGATCGAAGTCCTCATCGGGAATGCGTGGCAGGAGTGGAAGGCCATTCCGACTGGAGCACAGATCGTGACTAAGCGAAAGTATGTCGAAGTCCTCTTGCGCGCCAAGCAGGATCATATCAAAACCAATATCGTGAAATACGAACATCATGAGGATAACCAGGTCAAGCACAACCTCGTCCTCATGACACACCTGACCGTCGTCCACGATCCTGCCGGAGTGGCGCGTGGGACGAAGGGTGGCGAGTGGTTTCATCGCCTGGTGTCGGCGCAGAACTAACCACGCGCTGGGAGGGCTGTTCGTGACGTTCTTGGATGGGGTCATCAGGTTTTGCGACGAGTGCGGGGTGAACGCGAACAGTTTGACGACCGTGGTCGGGCAGACCGGCCAACTCAAGCGGATGGTCAACTGGTATGCGTC